TGAGTTCATCTACAGCACAGCCGCTGAGATGTGGGACTCCGGTGTGTGCCTTGGGTCCCTACCCTCGCAAGAAGTTGTGGACCTACCTGCAAAGCCCGCAGATATCGACACAAACGAGGAGGCACGTCGGGCGTACCGACACGCTGCGGCCAAGGCTTACACTGATAGCAACAGGCTGCGTAGTAAAAGGTTCCTTGCAGCTAAGACGCTGACGATGGCGAAGCAGTTCAAGGAGTACGACCCGCTGTTTTTCGTTTACCAGCTAGACTTCAGGTCACGGGCGTACCCTGTGTCGAGCTACCTACAGCCGCAGGGCAACGACCTAGCCCGTGCGCTGCTGCGGTACAGCGACCACCATGCCAAGCCTATGGATGAGCAGGGTGCGCGACACCTCGCCATCTATGGCGCTAGCTTGTACGGCTATGACAAGGTAACGCTCGATGAGCGTGTGGCTTGGGTCGAGGAGCATACCCCGCAGATCGTAGCGTCAGCGGAGAACCCGTTCGACAACAGGTTCTGGTGCGACACGCCGAAGAGCTTCTTGTTCCTTGCATTCTGTAAAGAGTGGCAGGGCTGGAAAGAGAATGGCTCGTCGTTCTACTCCAGCCTACCTGTCATGCGTGACGGTACGTGCAATGCGTTGCAACACTGGGGCGCTATCCTTCGTGATGATACGATAGCAGGTCTGGTCAACCTGAAAGATCAGGACCTGCCGGGTGACGCCTACACGATGGCACTCGATATCCTAATCGACAGGGTAAAGCGCCATGCTGCGTTAGGCAACGAGAGCGCCATAGGCTGGTTAAACTACAGGCTGGATCGCGAGCTAACCAAGAAGCCCACGATGACCCTGACATATGGTGCCAAAAAATTTGGAACGACTGAGTGGTTGAAAACGTGGATCACTGACAACAAGGAGAAGTACAACATCGATGAGCCGTTCGATGGGGAGTGGTTCAAGCACGGGGTGTGGCTGACCAACGAGATATGGGATGCGATCCGCGAGACAGTTGGCGCAGTGATGGAGGGCATGACGTTTCTCCAATCGTGCGCCAAGCTGGCAGTGTCCGCTCAGATACCCATCACATGGTTTACTCCGTGTGACTTCTACGTGCGGCAGGCTTACGCCAACCTCGAACGACGACGAGTGAAGACCAAGCTGATGGGCCAGGTCATCAGGGCCAGCGTCAACGAGTACAAGTACGATGACTACAGCCGACATCAGATGGTCAATGGGGTCAGTGCAAACTTCATCCACTCGATGGATGCTGCCGCTATGTTCAATACAGTCAACCTTGGTGTCGAGCGTGGGGTCACTGCTTACAGCATGATCCATGACAGCTACGGCACAGTAGCGGCAGACACTGAAACCCTTAGTGCCTGCACTCGCGAAGCGTTTGTCGACCTGTACAAAGATCGCGACGTTTTGCAGGAATTTAGGGACCAGTTAAAAGAAACATTACCGCCACACTTAGCGGAGAAACTGCCGGAGCTACCGTCCAAAGGTAGCTTCGATGTCAGTGAAGTGCTGACCTCTCAGCATTTCTTTTCTTGATGGTTAATACACCATCGCAACTAAAGTAACTTTAGCCGACATAGAAGGAGATACAATGGCTACTAAGTTTAGGTTCAAAGCAGGCTTGATTAAGACGCCTGTTGGCACAGCGGTGTTCCCTCATCTCAATGAGCCTGACACTAAGTTCAAAGAGGAAGGGGAGTACAAAGTAAGCCTTGCCCTTTCAGGAGAAGAAGCCTCCAGCCTGATGGCCTCTATCGACATTATGCAGGACGAAGCTCTTGCTGCCTTCAAAGAAAGCAGCGAAGGCAAGGGTAAGAAGAAGGTAGGCAAGGCCAAGCCACCGTACCGAGAAGAGCTTGATGAAGAGGACGAGCCTACTGGGCGCACACTCTTCAGCTTCAAGTCTTCGTACAAGCCGTCAATCGTTGACAGTAAGGTCAAGCCGATCAGCCCCGACACTAAACTTTGGGGCGGGTCAGAGATCAGGGTCAACGCTGATGTCGGCGGTTGGCACATTCCGTTGCAAGGCGGCGTCGGGGTGACGATGTACATGAAAGGTGTACAGGTCATCAAGGCTGTCGGCGGCAACAGTGGTGCCAGTGATTTCGATGAGGTCGATGGTGGCTTTGTCGATGATGGCTTCGATGTACAGGAAGAGTCGGTTGAGCAGGAAGCCGACTACTAGTATTATCGAGGGTGCCAGATTTCGATCTGGGTTGGAAAAGAAAGTGGCGCTCGGGCTTCAGGGCTTGGGCGTCACTTTCGACTTCGAGCCGGGGTACATCGAGTACATCAAACCGGCACGCGTCCACAAGTACCTGCCCGACTTCATCTGCGGCGATATCATTATCGAAGCAAAGGGTAGGTTCGAGGCTGCGGACAGACAGAAGCACCTGCTGATACGTGAGACGCACGGCACCCCTGAAGAGGGCGGGCCTGACATCCGCTTCCTATTCCAGAACCCTAATCAAAAAATCAATAAGCGATCCAAGACGACCTACGCCATGTGGTGTGATCGTCATGGGTTTCGCTACGGCACACTCCAAACCCTAGAGGATTTATTGAACGATGCGTGACATCAACAAGATCATCATCCACTGCGCTGCAACTAAACCTTCGATGGACATTGGTGCAGACGAGATCAAGCGGTGGCACGTCCAGCGTGGCTGGCGAACGATTGGCTACCACTTCGTCATCCGGTTCGACGGCACAGTAGAAACTGGACGAGATGTATCTGAGATAGGCGCTCACGCATCAGGTCACAACGGCGACAGCATTGGCATCTGCTTGGTTGGCGGCTGCGACGAGGAGATGAATCCTATCGCGGACTACACCGAAGAACAGTGGGCATCTTTGAGAGAGCTTGTCGGTGATCTGATGGACAAGCACGGCCCAGAGATTGCTGTCATCGGCCACAACGACGTGAGCAGCAAGACCTGTCCCAACTTCGATGTTTGGAAATGGAGACGTGAGAATGTTGCAGACCGAGGAGACGAGTGAGTTTGTAAGACACGAACCCTGCCCCGCTTGCGGAAGCAGAAACAACCTAGCTCGGTACACTGACGGCCACGGCTACTGCTTTGGGTGCGAGTACTACGAGCATGGTGACGAAGAGCAACTTGAGAGGAGAGATATGTTGCAAGGTAACGCTACTGCTATCAGCAGCAGAAAGCTGACGAAGGCTACGTGTGAGAAGTTTAAGTACATCGTAGCCAAAGAAAATGGGAACTCTGTTCAGGTCGCCCAGTACTTTGATGAGAGGCAGAACCTGATAGCCCAGAAGATCAAAGACAAGGACAAGAACTTTCGGTGGACTCCGTCAGGGTTCCCAAAGGTTGGGCTTTACGGCCAGTGGCTATGGCGAGACGGCGGCAAGCAGGTCACCATAACCGAGGGCGAGGTAGACTGCCTGTCAGTTAGCCAAGCTCAGGGTAACAAGTGGCCTGTCGTATCGTTGAGCAACGGTGTTACGTCGAGCGTCAACCAGATCAAACAGAACCTTGAGTGGCTGGACAAGTTCGACCGCGTCAACCTTTGCTTCGACATGGACGAGGCTGGCCGGAAGTACGTTGAGAAATGTGCGGAGTTGTTCGCCCCCGGCAAGGCGCACATTGTCAACCTGCCACTCAAGGACCCCAGTGACATGCTGGTTGCTGGTCGAGACAAGGAGCTTATCGACTGCCTGTGGGGGGGCAAGCCCTACAACCCTGATGGCATCGTCAGCTACGACGACATGCTTGGCTATCTTCAGCGCCCAAAGAACAAGGCGTCTATGCCCTACCCCTTCCAAGGGCTGAACGAGAAGACCCAAGGTATTCGTAAGGGTGAGCTAGTCACGGTCGTCGCTGGCACAGGCGTAGGTAAGAGCCAGCTTTGTCGGCAGATTGCATACAGTCTTTTGGAACAGGGTGAGCGCGTTGGTTATATCGCCCTCGAAGAGAGCGTTCAGCGTACCATCGAAGGTTTCATATCCTTAGACCTGAAGCAGCCTATCCATACCGACTTTCGGGATTGGGATAGCTTGGACAAGAAGGAGCGTAAAGAGCGAGAGCAAAGCCTGTGCAAGTTGGTAAAGCTCTACTGCTACGATCACTTCGGCAGCATCGACAGCGACAACCTCCTGTCTAGGATAAGGTTCCTGACGAAGGCTAACGATGTCAGTTGGATAGTCCTCGACCACCTGTCGATTATGTCTTCTGCCTTCTATGAAGGCGACGAGCGGCGGATGATCGACGCTACTATGACCAACCTACGGTCGCTGGTTCAGGAGACGAACTGCGGCATGATCCTTGTGTCTCACTTGCGTCGTCCGTCAGGAGACAAGGGTTACGAGGACGGGCTGGCAGTGACGATGAATGCGCTGCGAGGCAGTCACTCTATCGGTCAGCTATCTGACATTGTCATCAGTGTCGAGCGGAACATAACCGGTGAAGAGCAGAACGTATCTAAGCTGGTTGTGCAGAAGAACAGGACTACAGGTCTGACCGGGCCTGCTTGTTTTGTCCGCTTCGATCCAGCATCAACAGAGATGCAGGAGTGTATGGACTTTGAGGAAGTGTTTTGACCCTTGAAGACGATGACCTCACCCCTGAACTCGCGGACGCCATCTTCACAATCATGGCGGCAATTAAACAGCAACGCGATCTGTTGGCTATGGGCAGCGGTCAATCTGTAGTGATCGGCGTTCTCGACCACAGAACAAAGGTGACCACTCAAGACATCTTAGACGACCTGTCTGACACGTTCCCAGAAGCATTGCACATCGACGTTAAGATGGAGGTGATACATTGACTAAATTAATTTTAGTTCTCGACATCGCGACTACATGAAAAACGAACACAGACAATGAATTTTAATTACTATTTGTCTTTTTCGTGAAAAATGAAGCAGCGTGAATACTTACAAATGGAGGTGGTCCATTGACTAAAGTAACTTTAGTTTTCGACATCGAGACTAACAGCCTGCTCGATGACCTCGATACTATCCACTGTATATCTGCTTACGATCTAGGCACTGGCAAGCAGACGACAGTTAGAGGCGACAACTGCATAAGCATTAGGCCGTTGCTAGAGAACGCTGATGTTCTCATAGGCCACAACATAATAGACTTTGACATCCCTGCCCTGCGTAAGGTGTGGCCTGACTTCAAGCCTACCGGAAGGGTAAGAGATACCTTGGTGATGAGCCGTCTTGTATGGCCTGACACTAAGGACAAAGACTACGAGCGGGGTATGCCTAACCGGCTGGTCGGGAGCCACTCGCTTAAAGCTTGGGGCTTACGACTTGGCAATACCAAGGGAGACTTCGAAGGTCCTTGGGATGTCTGCACTGACGAGATGGTTGCGTACTGCGAACAGGACGTAAAGGTCACTGTCGATCTGTACAACCGGCTGACCTCAGAAGGTTTTCCTGACGACAGCTTTGCCCTCGAACACAAGGTCCATCGCATCTGCCTATCGCAGAGAGACTATGGCTTTTCGTTCGACGTACACGCTGCGTGGCAGTTAGTCGACCAACTCAATAAGGATAGCGCAGAACTAGAGGATTACTTCCAAGCTGCATTCCCACCGCAGACGCACGTTGAAGAGTTCGTACCTAAGGTTAACAACAGCAAGCTCGGTTATGTAGCTGGTATCCCCTTCAACAAAGAGAGGGTCGAGCAGTTCAATCCGTCTAGTCGGGCGCAGATTGCTAGGCGTCTGACGGAAAAGTATGGGTGGAAGCCTAAGCACTTTACCCCGTCCGGTCAGCCCTTGCTGAACGAACGCACCCTTGGCGAGTTGCCATATGAGGAAGCAGCCAAGCTCTCGCAGTACCTTCTAATTAAGAAGCGCATCGCTGCTATCTCTGAAGCGAAGCAGGCGTGGCTGAATAACGTGGTCGAAGGGCGACTGCACGGCAGTGTCGTAACTAACGGTGCAGTCAGTGGTCGAGCAACTCATCGTTATCCAAACCTAGCT